CTTTGACACCAGTTTCTCCCTCTTCTTCCACTCAGATTGAGGAATTACCTTTCCACGACCGAGGGGGAAAAGCCCTATACGTTCTCGCAATTCGATGAACACAACCAACTGATCGGATTTCATTCGGCTGTAAGGAAGAATCTTTTTCGCAAAATCTTCCGACTCCTGGCCGCTGATAACCCATTCATAAGTCGATTGCCTGTCCTGCCCAACTCTTTCATTCTTGTAGACGCTTCCCCCAATTTCATTTTCCAGCCAGTAAAGGACGACCGGGTTTGTATTCGTAATTCGAAGCGACAAATTCATCGCTGTATTACCTATTCGCCCAACGAAAACCCTGGCTTCAACACAACCTTCGCCGTCGAATAGCCCCGCTAGATACTTGTAGTCGTCCTTGGAAGGCAATTTCAGTACCGCCTCAGATTCTTTCCGCCAAAGCGCGTGATCTTGTTCGGCGGAATTACCTTGCCGTGGTTCTGACGCCCGGTACCAACCTTGCCCCGCTGGAACTTCTTGACAGAAACAGCACCGGGAGCCTTGGAGTTGTCGAATTTCGGATTCGGGTTGTTGCTGAACTGATCGACAACCTCATTCATGCTCAGCGGATCGTTGACCGGATTCCTTGCGATCAGCCGCTTCACACTTCGCTTGCTCGTCGTCTTGCCGGTCAGTACCGAGGGGTCGTGAAGTGACTTCTCGATGGCATCCTGCCCGCCCGTTCCCGTTTTCTTGGGAGTCGCGGGCGATGTAATTGACTTGACTCTCAGGATTCTTGTCATGATTTGTTCGTCCTGATTCCTTTCTTCGGGCTATGCACGATGCGGACTCTGCTGCCCGCCGTCAGGCTTCCCGATGCTGGATTGACGCCGCCTTTGAAAAGAGTCTTGAATTTCTTTGACCCAGGAGGCCCGCCAATCACGTTGTCGCGAATTTCAACTCCTGCCCTTTTCACTTCTTGCCTCCGGGTCTCGATTTCCTTCCACCCTTCGCACCATGCGCCTTTGCCTTCCTACTGCCTTTCTTGAACTGAAATTTCTTAAGACCAGGAGGTAGCTTCCCCATTACTTAGCTCCTCTCGTGAACGCTCCCAAATCCTTCGGCACACCGTTCCTGTAAACACGAGGCCGAAAGTTGTTGGGAAGAATACGCAGAATCACCTTGCCGTAGCTTGTAATTAGATTCTGCATTACAGACCCTTCGGACGTTTCACACCCATCAGCCGGTTACCCGCCGCTCCTGTGGGGTTGTTGACAATGAGATAGGTGGGCTTGCCGACCTTCTGACGGCTTGTGCCATGAAGCGTCTTGCGGGTTGTTTTTTTCGCCATGATCCTCCTCTCTACGTCGAAACCCAACGAGTTTCATATGAAATTGCAGCACTTCCGCTTGCTAGCGGCCCAATGCCATAAAACGTGGGATACACAAACTTCTTTGTGGGAATGTGAACCGTGTTGATTGGCACCCCACCAAGGGCTGCCCCTGCGGGAGTTGAAGTCTTATAGAATTTCACATCATCCCATCCACCCTGCCTGGTCAGCGAGTGGTACGGAGACGTTGTAATTCCATCGTCGTACTGACCCTGCGTATAAAGCTTAGACACGCCTGCCGCATCGGATTTCAACACGGCACCATGACCGATGGATTCCGGCGATGGTTCAAACCCCAGATCAGCATGACCATTCCAGGTCTTGCCTCCTTGCGGCCCAACGTCATTTGAAAATACAACGGTATCCCCATCGTCAAACTCATAGTACCACGGTGAAATCCAATGCGGAGTTCCAGAGGAGTCACCGATCCTTGCTGAAATTTTATCCTGCAACTTCATCCCTGCGGCAATCAGAGCACCGGCAAAACCAATTGCCCCCGTTTGAAGCATCCACTTGCTCAGGTTGCTTGCCGGAGAACCCAGGTACGTCCAGTCGGTCACAGGAGAACCCATCGGGAGCATCCAGTCACCGTCAGTGCCAATGATCGACGGACGGTTGCCTTTGACAGACACCCACTTTGAAATTACAGAATCCCACATGACACGGAAAATGGTTGATTCGCCACCTTGCGAGACACGCAGGCTTGCAACCTCACCAGCCGAGCCGGTGCCCAGTGCTGAAATTGAACTTGCTACGCGACCCATCGTACCGCCAGATCAATGTCAATGATCCCACCGTAGCTTGTGCCCGAGAGTACCCTCCCGTACAAACGAGGCCAAAGGTTCGGCTTCGTGAAATCCGCCGCTGCCAGAGGATTCCCTGTGCCAAATTTCAACACATCGCTCCAAGTTGCAGCCTTGAAGGTAATCGCATTGGTAGCAGGGGAGACAAGCGGCTGGGTTTCAGCACTTGCTGTCGAGCCGTCCGACGAGAAGGGAACTGTTTCACCGTCGCTGTTCTGGAAAAAACGAGCGATGCATGTCACTGAGACAGCAGCGGCTGGGCCTTGAAGAATACCGGACATGGCGTACTGCAATTTCAAGCCAGCCGCAAACATCTCCACCGAGCGACGAATTGGCTTCGTGGTAAACCCAATACCGCCTGTCAGTGTTCCCGATACGTTTTGCCCGACATACGAATAGACCGTCGTGTTGACGCCCATATAGGACACGTCGGTCATTGAAATCAACGTGAACGGATCGCTTACCCACCTGTTGTTCACTCCGTCACGGATAAGCTGAACGTATTCGGTATCCGGGTAAGTCCCGATTCGAATTACAGCCGTCTGACCGTCAGCGAATGGGCCTGCGCCAAGTCCAGAGATAGACGCTGCGATAAGCGCCTGCTGTGTCCCTGAGCCACCGCTACCGCCTGTAGTTACGCCCTTGGAATTCAAGTAATTGGCGCGTCCCACGTCTGAGGTATCCAGCCGAAGGATCTTCCTGCCTTTTATCAAACGAAATACCTGTGACATTACTTCTTCTTCCGCTTTCTTTTACCGACGGTTTGTGCCAAGACCCTTGGGCTGCGCTTGCCAAGCAATTTCCTCTTCTTGGCAACTTTCAGAGTCTTGCGCCTTCCCGTTCTCGGAACGTGCGGACGAGTACGCACTATGCGCCTACCGGCTTGTTCGCCGGTGGTTTGTTTGCCGGTGGCTTGGATGCTGCTGGCGGAAGCTGAGGCGGAATTACAGCATCAGCCTTAGCAGGCAATCCTACCTGCGGCTTGATACCCGGCAGGAACACGGCAATCATGCGCTGGTAGTCCTGATCTGTAATTTCACCACGACTCCGCGCAACCTCAAGCCCCATCACAAGCTGCTGGAATGCCTGCATCTCCACGATCTGATCGTCAGGACGTACAGCGTCCCAGGTAAGCGTAGCCAGAGTCGGAATTAGCTCATTGATGACGAGAGCCATTTTCAAAAGCCTCTGTACGGGCTTCTGGAAGGAGCGACGCTTGCGCTCTACCTTCTTGATCCACGGCACTGTCTGAGCGTTACGGTCGCTGTTGGCGCTTCCTGAGTCCACCCGCATGAATGCCCACTCAGGCGTTTGCGAGGCAATACAGATACAGTCGATCAGAAATTCCGCAAGTGTCTTGGTATCACCGAGCACCGAGCGAGCTTCGAGGAACTCCGCGTCGTCCTCTCCGCCGAAGAAGAAGATTTCACGGCCACGCCAGGAAATAGCCGCTCCATCTGCAATTTGTCCCGACTCGGGATCGAGCAACTCGGGAAAGTTGTTGCGAATGAACGGCATCACATCGGCCAATTTCAGCTTCAGCTTCGGAGTCGAGTGATAAGCATGGGCTTGTAGTCCCTGAGTAAGCACATCGTGGAATGCGTTGATGAATGGAATTACAGGCTCAAGATCGGACTGCCCTCCCTGAAGGGCTGCGTCCCACTCGTTCCAAACCTCAACGAGATTGACGAAGCCCCACGGATTCGGACTGCCAAGCTCATCGATCCACTTGTGCTCCATCTGATCGAAGAACTTGAAACTCTGCTGGTCGATGATTTCAAGAACGTCATGCTCTTCGACAACCGGATCAATTCCTTGTACCGGGTCTCCCTGATCCTTGACGATCATCATGCGATGACGAATTACAGCACGGCGAAGCAGGTTCTTGTTCGCGCCGTCGTACTCCAGGTCAACGCGCTCAGGGGGCAAGCACTCAAGGACACAGTGATCCGACTCGTCAATCGTCATCAGCGGATCGAAAATATCCGGCTTGTTGATCCGAACAATTACACGAGAGTCGCGCATGGCATCGCGATACATCTGCTGCAACTCTTCCGCCCAATGGGTACCGAGACACTCGTTGAGAAACCTGTTGGTTGAATCGCTGTCTGTCGTTGCAGTTGGAATCCCCATGAATTCCACAACGAGGTCAACAATCGGCCTACCGAACGAAGCACCGAGCGCATTGTCTCCGTCGTTCCGGTAGATCGAGCGGGCCATATCGTAATTGACAACCGTTCCCTCGCCTGCCGGATGAGTCGTCGGCCAGAAGCGAAGCCCAAGGGCCGAACCGCGATTGAAGCCGCGAATTCCAGTTACGTTCGTCCATGTGAACGGAAAAAGCGACCGGGTTAGGTCGCCAACTTGTTCACCGACACTGTGAAGGATTTCAGTCAAGCGGGCCATCGTCATCCTCCCCGCCAAGAATTACATCAGCTTGGTTGGTCAGCATGAATTCCAGCTTCTCGATCAACTGCGCTGCTTCCTCCTGAACCTCGGGAGACGCCTGCCGAAGCCGGTCAACAATCCCATCATCGGCAAACGTCGTTCGCGCCTCGTTGAGATTGTGCCGGTCTTGACGGCTTGCCTTCGGTGCTCCACCACGATCCAGAATTTCAGCCGCAGCCTTGAGGACGAGACTCTCATCCTCAGAGGTACGCATCACGTCAACAATCGTCTGCACTGCTTCGACCATGTAGCCCTGCATCAATTCCAATGCAGCGGCAGGGAGACCCTCGCGAAGCATCACGATTGTCTCGATGACCCCCGGCTGTAGCAGCATATCCCTGACTTGCAGCCGTGAAATTCCAACCACCTTGCTGATCTGAATTTGCGAGTAGCCAGCAACCTTCAGCAAGGCAACCATGCTTTCGACGTAGGGAACCTCGGCAGGGAGAAGCTTGCGCCTGCGCGATGTGTCGATCTTGTATTTGCGGCGCACCTTGACAAGCTGCTTGTGTGAATCCGCAGCGCGTGTGTCCGGTGTGCTTGCTCTACGGAGTGGAGCCAACGAGATTTCCTCCTCGCTGAAATGCTGCCGATAGAGATGAAGGGATGTTAAGGGCGGGAGCTTGCAATGCCGCTACCGTTGCAAACATTGCTGCGTGGTGCCAGTGGTCGGCATTCCTGTTCTTCTTCCAGCGACCACGAACTTGCCCGTTCGGACGCTCCTCTTCGACACGAACCATCTGCACCAATTGGTGATACATGCCGTTGTAGGGCTTGCGCGGCAGTTCCTCACCAAGAAAACGAGCGTCGGCGGGAATTACAATATTCCCATCGAGCATATCGTTGATAAAGGTGTCGAAGGCCATCGTGCGGTCGATGTTGACCTTCCCGGCCTCACCCATCTTGATCGCGTTGAAATTCGCCATTTCGCTCTGCTGGTCTCGATCTTCCTCGAATCCAACCCAGAGCTTGCCGTGGTATTTCATCGCAAGGTCGTGAGCCTTCGACTTCTCAGGATGCGCGTCGATCACTCCACGCCAGGAAGAGAGACCGCCAAGCCATCTGTCGAGGTCGTCCCAGTTCCTGAATGCCTGAATCTTCCACAGCAATTTCCTTCTGTTGGTATCGAAGTGCCATGCCCAAGCATGAAGCACCGTGCCAACGTCGATTCCGATTGCCAGGGCGTTGTTGGGAATCCCTCCCATCATGTAACCGGGCCTACGGCACTTGTCGAGTAGCTCCGCTGTCACCTTGTCACCGGCTGCGGTGTAAGCACGCCCCATGTTCTGATTCCAGAAGGAACGGATCTTTCTGGCGTCGCGCTGCCCCTTGAAATAGTCCGCCATGATTTCATAGAGCGGCTGCGTAGGCGAGTTGAACTGCGTGATGTAGTAACCGCGAAGCCTGCCGTCGGGAGC